TGATTTTATCAGCATTTATTTTTCTAGTTTTCAGTATTATTTCATTTTCTTAGACTCAAGTGTATTGACGAAAGTCCTTTTTTAAGGTAAAATAGTAAAGGTTGAGGCGGTATAGCCAAGTGGTAAGGCACGGCTCTGCAAAAGCTTGATCGTCGGTTCAAATCCGTCTACCGCCTTAAAGATATAATTTTATCTTATTTTATACGAAATAAAAGCCCTTAAAATAGGGCTTTTTCTATTTTCCATCTGGTTAAATTTGGTTAAAAACTAAAATTATTTGGGGCGGATTTGGGGCGATAAGTTGTGTTTATAGTCATTTCGCTCAACCTCATACATCAAAAATGAGTGATGAATAATATCCCGTCGCTTCCACTCTCTGACCATGTAGTCAATTACTTCTGGATCTTCGGCTTTAAAGGCAAGCAACAGCATAACTCTAACAGTGTATGCTTCTTTTAAAATTGGAGCCTGGTAAGTAACGTCCACCCAATGCTCAAAGCCAAGCTTAGACTCGTTGATATATGCGATTTCAGTATTTAGTATTTTCATTTTTTGCACCTCCATCTTATTAATTCGTAAAATTTTCCGATAAAATATAATTTTTTTAAAATAAAAAGCTCTTGCATTATGCAAGAGCAGACACAAACTTTAAACAATCTATCAAATGAGCCTTCGCTCTACTTCGATTGTACGCAATTTATTGACCGATAGCCTACCACGGTCTGAGCCATAAGGAGCGACCCTATAACTTCCGTAGCGTTTTAATGGCTAGGCACGACTGGTTACGTCCAACTTTCACCCGACATTCAGAATATTTGTTTTAAGCATAACAATATCAGTATCGTTCATCTGCACATTTGGGCTACTTGTACTTATCTTTGGTGTTATTGGCCGATTGCTCGGCCTCAAGTGCAAAACGGTTTATTTTAGCATTTCTGGTTTGGCTCTTACTGCTACATAAGACCTAGCCAGATTATTCTCTCACAGAGAGCGTCTATTGTCACCGCCACCGTCTGATAATGATCTAACTACGCACAATCTCCATACTATGTACACCCTCAATCTTCTTTCACGTCATGACCTCTTCCGATCGCCCGGAAGAGAGTTGCTTATCTTCCTGCAATATCTCACAACAAGCGCAACGGGAATTATATACACAATCCAAGCGAGGTATCACCCTCTCTGCACTTGGTTATCTAGTAGATTGTTTAAAATTTGTGTACAATTATTATACCACTATCCAGTAAATAAATCAAAAGATTTTCTGTTATAATAGACATTTTTAAAATTTTCCGTTTAAACGAAAACAGACTGACGGCAATGTCAGTCTGTTATTTTCCCCAAAATTCTTTTTCTGCGTTTTTCCTAAGAGAAACAGCTTTGCGAAAATCCTTGCTGGATCCTAAATATTTTTGTTTCTTATCAACATTGATAAAAGCTTGATAGCTTCCCTTTCGCTTATTAAAATAGACCCCTCGAACACCAGTTGTGCTTTTAGCAGTTGGCTTCGTGGATTTTAAGCTTTCTGGATCTCGAATCTCTGCCATTCGCTCTTTCGTACTGCGATTTCGCTTGCAACCACAACTTGAATATCTGTCTATCTGGTTGCTTTGCAATTCAATATTATTGCCACAATTTTTACAGATACAATTCCAGTAAACGCGCTGATTTTTCGAGTATGCTCTATCAATAATCTTGAAATTATCGGTTTCAGTATTTGATAAATCTTTGAAACGCTCATGCTTTTTATCTTCATTCAGACACCCGCAAGAGCTGGTTTTACCGTTTTTTAGGTGGTCTCCTCGGACAAAAGTAACCGTCCCACACTCGCAAAGACAATGCCACAGTACCTTTCCTCGATCAGTTCTTTTCCCGACGTCACCAAGGACGGTTAGACGACCGAACTGTTTGTTTGTTAAATCATCTTTTCTCATACTTTACTCTTTACGCTACAGCAATTTCCATGTGCAATTTTACTGCACGCATAGCCAATGCCCACACGCTAGTGCCTGGCCAAGCTTCTTTTTCCATGTTTTCAACATTTGCCATTTTTGTGTAAGCGTCCATTTCAAAAGTAACGCCCAATTTTTTGCAAGCCCAATCCCAAGCTTTTGCTTCTTCAGATTTTTCAGCGTTTGCAAATTTTTGATTAACACGTTCAACGACTTCTTTTTCATGTGCCCAAGCTTCTTTCAAGCAATCAGCGAATGAAGCATATTCAAAGTATTCACGACCAGAAAAGTCTGCATATTCAAAGTCACAGATTTGATAGTTACGTGTGAACATATCCCAAGCTTCTTTCATGATCCCTGATTTGTCATAAGCTACTTTTTTCATTTTCGTTTACCTCTTTTTGTTTTATTTATCTTACAAATATAGTATACAACATTTGCTATATATTGTCAATAGAAAATACAAAAAAATTTAAAGTTTTTTATTTTTTTGCAAATAAAAAAGCCTTAAAATAGGCCTTTGAAGTATTTTTTAAGATGTTCCCTGAAGTTTATTTGCAAGTTCAGTCAATTTGTGACCGGTTTCTATCGTGAGATTCTTGACTTTCCTTTTACCTGTTACTAGAGCAGAAATGGTAGGTTGTGGTATTCCGCTATTTTTCGCAATTTGGTAACCACTAGCATTTTTTAAAAGCCACTCGATTTGATTTGTATCTACTTTCATGTTATACTCTTTCTAAGGCTGGTTACTCTGCCAGCCGTTTTATCTTACAACCCCCTCATTTTTTTGAGGGGGTATTTTTTATTGTTATTTTCCAAATCTCGCAACAAAAAGTCTGTGATATAATTCGATATCATCTCTTGTAACATCAAGCAATTTCCCGTGAGATTTCTTCACGTCAACATATTTAGCAAGTTCTTCCACATCACGCATATTGCTGATGTCATATCCTGCGCGCAACAAGCCGTAAAACGCACTGTGAATCTCTTGCAAGTTATTATCAGGAAATTCAACAATTTTTTTAGATAAGTTGAACATTTTAGTTGATGTTCCAGCTTCGTTGCGGATCGCGTTTGTGTAGCGTTGTCCAAGAATCATGTGTCCGTTTTTCATTGTAAGTTCCTCCGTTTTTTTGTTTTATTTATCTTACAAATATAGTATACAACATTTGCTATATATTGTCAACCCTTTTTATTAACTTTTTTTAAAAATTTTAAAAATAATTTTTGAAAATAAAAAAATGCGCCCGAATCGGGCGCCACCCTCTTAAAAGGTGTGTTCGGGTAAACCCTATTCTCACTGTTCGAGAATTAAAATATAACTCAAATACATTATACTACATTTTAATCTTTTTGCAACTTATTTTTTTACGACAAAAAAATCCCTACCAGCGTTAGCTAGTAGGGTTGAATTAAATTTTTAATATTTCTATTTTTTTATTTTTAGTTGTAGTAATTTACTAGATCGTCCTTGTCCCAGACTGAGAGCCAGACTGTGCCGAATTGTCCGAATTCGAAGTTTCGGTAGTAATATCCTCCGTAGTATCCACCATCGCCAGTATCAGTGATGTGTACTTCGTCTACTTCAAAGCTAAAGTACATACCTGCCTTAAAGTCCTTGTCTTCGCTATCTGGTACATGATTGCCATTTTCGTCAACCCAGTTCACCAAGCTGACAGGGATTCCGTTTTCTCATTACTACCCACTATTCCTAGTGGGATTAGACTATATCTTACTTTAGATATTTTCTGTCATACTTACCAAAATACTTTTCTTCTGCTTCAAGTCTCAACTTCTCGACTACCGATTTGTCTTTAGATGATCCTAAAAAGATTCGTTGATTTCCAACTTGAATTCTAGCAACCCATAAACCTTTTTTGTTTAAATTAACACCTTTGATTTCGGATGTGTTGTTTTTATAGGTTTTTTTATTCATCATATTTTCTTGATGAGTTACCACTCTTAAATTGCTTCTTCTGTTGTCTAAAGGATTACCATTTATATGATCGATACATTGGTTTTTATCTGTTGCAGACATAATCAATCTCGAAAGCATCTTTTTGCCTTCCTCATACACACAAACAGAATAGTAATTATTATCTTTTCGAATATATAGTGTCTTACTATATTTTTTGAAAATATCAATGTCAAGCAAGATTTCTTTTCTGTCTACAAAAACACTAACATAATTATCGTGATATTTGTGAGGATATTCTTTCTTCCATCTACATTCATTTGAACAAAACGAGTTAGAAACATAATTATTATATTTATAACGCTTGTACTGTGAATATGTAGGGGTAAACATCTTGCCACATCGACAACAAGGGATTTCAGAAATAGTAATTTTAGTTTTGCCGTACTTTTCTAAAGCGCACGTTTCAGAACAAAAAACTGATTTACCGTTTTTTACTTTTTCTATTTGCTTTTTAGAAATTTCAAATACTGTATGACAATTGGCGCAAACGCCACGTTTGGTTTTACTCATCTTATGACACCATCTTTCTAAAGTCTAGGCACTTCCACTCACGTACAAATAGTGAGTGTACTCCCAAATGGGATAGTCGTTACACCTTTCTAATACTATTATACCAGACTTGGCACGGTATTGCCCGTTCTGGGGTTCCACCGTTAGCCATGTTTTTATACATGACACCGCTTTGTATGCGTTCACCTAGTTTATACTGAGCTGAAAACTAATTAACCCAGTTGAAGCCGACAGGACATAGATAATCGCACTTGATTTGGTAAATGTCGTTTACAAGTTGTACGTCATTAGCCAAATAGTAAGCTTTGCTACTTGGTTTGCGTGAGCTTGATGGAGCTACTGCTGTGTTAGGTAGTGGTTTTTCTGGTGCGTTTCCGTTGTAGCGCCAAACCTCAATATATGTTGGATTATTAGCATTGTAGTAGTAATCCCACGGATAAGTATTGATGGCTTGTCCAGGCGCTCCTTGAGTTGAGTAATCGCAACTAATGAAGTTAACTGAGTCTAGCATTGCTCCGACGTGTCCGCCAGCTCCACCAGATCCAGACATATCTGCACTCCATGACATCATGACAATGTCATTACGTTGCGCGTTCCAGTCTTCATTTCGGCTGATGCGTACCCAGCCAACTCTTGCTAATTGAGAGCCAAGGGTCACAGTTGATGGTAATCCTTGGATAGCAAATCCATTGTCTTTCAAGGCTTGGGAAATAGTCCCTGAACAGTCACCTGTCCCATCAGTACCGTTACGGCTACCGAGCATTGAGTAAGTAACTGCTCCACGACGAGCTTCAAACCAGCTTGCAATATCTGCCATGTTATTCTCCTTTAAATATATTAGTCTTCTTTTAGTTCAGAAAGATTCATCAATACGCAAGTCAGGCCTGAAAGAGCGATTGTTGAAGCTACTACAGCCCAGTTAACTTCGGTTAGTAAAGCTGAAGATCCGATTACACCAAGTGCTGCCTGAGACATTGTTTTGATTACTTTGATACCTAATTTTTTAGCGAATGTTTTCATATTATATTTCCTCTTTTTCTTTCTTATCGATTGCTAGTGATCAAGGTCTTAAGCTCTCTTACGTCTTCACTCAAAACCTTAACTTGTTCCGCTAAGACTAAAATAGCCTTGTTCTGTTCATCGTGATTGTCTAAGCGTTTGCTAGCTGAAGCTTTAAATTCTCTTAGATTCTCGATGTCCTTCTCCATGATGGTGTTTCTATTCTCTTCTTTTGTGGCCCGATCCCTCATTGAGAGATACAGGCCTAAAACAGGGATTAGAGATATCCCCAATTGTAAAATAAATCTTTCGTATTCTGGCATAAGCACCCCTTTCTACTCTTTAGGCATCGTCCAAGGGAATGCTGCACCAACACCAGCAAGTTCGAGCGAACCGCCCGTCTTAAATTCAGATACAGACTGGCCTTCGTAAGTAAAGTCTTTGTTGACTTGTACTAATACGCGCTTGCCTTCCCCGTACTTCTCCTCGTGCGAAGCGTCTTCAAGGCTAAATACGTCATAAGCGTGATACAACTTGCCAGCTACTGCTGGATCTATAAGTTCTAAGTAACGTTTGTAAATCGTAGGGTCTACTGGATTGTCCTTGTTAGTAGCTACAGCTAAAACAGTAGCCTCTGCCAATTTAGTCAGTTTATCCACTTTTTCATTTTGGTTAGATACTGACTTATCAAGCTCTTTAAACGCATACGCTGTGTAATGCTCTTTAAAAAACTCTTGTTTAATCATTTCCAACAGCTCGTTCGCGTCTTTGCGCGTATGATCTCCATCAAGTGGAAAAGCAGCAGTTGCATAATATGGCTGTTGTTGATAGATTGTTACAATCGTTTTGATAACCGTTCCGTCAGGCCCATATTGTCCAGATGCATCTTTCACTTCAAATGTCATTGTTGATTTCCTCCTTTCGCTTGCTCTTCTTCAAACTTAGCTCGTAACTCATCGTTGCGGGCTAGAACTGCTCTAAAGGCATCTAGCTCGCCTTGAACCGCTATGAGACGAGACTTATACTCTGACGCCTCAATAATTTTGTTAGCAAGCTGAATGCCTACATCGTTGATAATATCTTGATTAATTTTATCTATCATTATTTCTCCTTTTTATAACTCAATATCATATAGACCAGGGTGACCTAAGTCATTCCTTGAGAACCAATTTTTTATTTGCACAAAATTGTATTGTATCTGAGATAATACATCGCTTAATGCTGTAGCTGGAGCATCTCGGGTGAACGTATCTTTTACAATCTGCACATCACCAACCAATATGACTTTGCGAGAGCCAGGGTCATTGAAGATTTTCAACCCGACAAAACCAGCATTGGGGTCAAGACTACTGCTAGTACCTACTCCGAAAGCCCATGCTGCATAAGATGTGCCTTGCCTTTGTGTCGGAGCTAAAAATGCATGTGTACCGCTTGAACTATAGACCAAGTTATTATGAGCTGACTTAAACTCGATTCTAGCCGTACCGTTATATGTCGTGACATTAGTATTAAGATTGATGATAGTATTCCCATTGTTCCCTCGGATAATACCACCTTCATACTCTAACCCTCTGAATGTTCCAGACGTGATACTTCGTGCGTTGAGATTGATTACATTGATACGAGATGCATTAAGCGTACCAGTAGTTATCTGGTCGGCTGTTATACTCTCAATCGCAGCACTCTTGATACTTGCCCTATCCATCAGCGTCTCATTGGTAATGTGCGTTAACTTACCCGTGATGCGATTCCTACCATCTGCGCCTAAATTGATACCAGAGATTAAATCTCCAGCAGAATTTAGATTTTTGACGGCCCAAGAGCCCGCCAATTGAGTTTGGACACTTCGGACGGCTTGGTCTACCTCCATCCGCTTGTTTACCTCAAAGTCAAATTTAGGCTCTCGTCCCTCGACCACAATAGGCTTTTGAAGGAACACGCTTTGGCCGTTCAATCCCTCGAATGAGAGTTTTAGATACACGCCATCAGAACCTCTGTAATCAGAATTAATGCCTGTTAACGTCCCATAAAGCGTGTTATCTTGTCGGTTGTAGTTGATATATGTTGAGGATCTCTCTGTACCTACGGACACGGAAATCTTACATTTATCAATACCATCAATGATGATTGAAAATGATAAATCCTTAACACTCTCTGGTATGCGAGTTAATGGCAACCATATGGCATCGCTGTAGAATAGCTTAGAGTGAGCGTGTAGCTCAAGCTTACCAAAAACATTAATACCAGAGCTTACGAGAGTGACTGTAAACGAATCTCCCTTACCCGTGTATTTCCTTACATAATCTGACATCGTGAACGGATTGGCCACGTAATTAGATGGTGTCAGCTCTTTGTTAATAGCCTTTGAGACTTCTGTCTGAAACAGACTGTCCGTCAAGGTCATCCGAGCGATATTCTGCTTGATTCCGTCTTCCGTCGTGCCTATGATACGGTCATAGAGCCTTTGCGTCTCTGTGATAGACTGTATCTCTGTACGCTTAGCATAGCCTGACTGCTCTACGGTAGATAAGACTGTGCTAATGCCCTTGGCCGTCTCATCTCTGATTAGCTGGTTCAGCTCTTGTCTTCTCTGTCCGTCTGCGTCGATGTAGCTCTTGACCTCTGCGACAGTCGCTCTAATGCCGTCTATCGTACGGTCTAATGTGGTTATCTTACCGTTTAGCCATTCTGCGCCATCTTCGGGAGCTGGTTGCCACTTACGGTCGGTTGTGCCTTCGTATAGGTCGAACTCGGTCAGGAATACACCCGACCATTTATCTGCTCCGTTATTAGGCCCACCATTAAAAATATAGAGATAGCCTTCATCAAAATCCCCTGTATTAAATTTAAAGGATTTCTTGACAGCTTCTACGTGACTTAGAAATGGTATGGTCGTAGGGTTAAACAGCAACTCTTCGGATGTATAGTCTTGTGTCTCACCTTTCTTCCGCTTACGGATGTAGACCCTTAAACTCTTTGTATTTCCTGAGTTAAAACCGAAGAAGTTCAGCATGTAGGCTGTATTCTTTTTGAGCAGAAACCTCGGAGATTTCATCCAAGATACACCAGTAAGAGCAAACATGCGCTTCTGACCGTTGAAGTAGAATGCGTGACTCTGGAAGTTAACACTCTGAGTTTCCCAATACTGCAGTCCATCATCTGCCCGTGAGTTGCGGATCATATTAGGCCCGCCTGAACCGTTTGCCTTTAGCTCTACTATCGTCTCTCTGATACCGTCAGCCGTCTGCTTCATCTCGGCCTTGCTGACCGTGTTGTCCAGTTGCTGACCAATGCGGACTAGGTTCTCGTCGTTGGTGCGTTGGTAGTCGGTGGTTGCTGCTTTGAGTTCTGAGATAGATCTCCTATTTTTTAAATACTTATCTGATAAGTCGCTGATATTTTTCGTCTGAGCTTTAAAAAGCTGACCAGCAGTACCTAATCTCACATTATGATCTACAGACGCATTAATCTTATCCAGCAACTCTTGGCTATCAATGATTGCGCCAGCCTTTGTCAAGGCTTCAGAGGCTTTGTTCTCGACTTGTTGGATAGACTCTGTGGATTGTTTCAGTTTCTCGTCAATATCTTTCTTGACCCTATCCACATCTTCAGTATCAATGCGCTTTTCCCACATCTCGCCATTCCAAACATACATGCGATCATATTGTCCGTTCTTCTCAAACCACAAGTCACCGAGCTTATGCTCCGTTCCTTCTGCTGGTTTCTGATACCAGACCTTGTTACCAGACGCATTTAAGAGATAATCAGGCAACCCGCTTTCAATGGCTTTCTGCCGATTCTCTAGCGAGTCCATGCGTCCTGATAATCCACCAGTCATGGCAGAACGGATGGATTCTCCGATAATCCCAAACTCTACAGATTCGTTTCGCTCATTAACAAAGTCATAAACGATTTTAGTAACTTTTGCATCGTCTTCCGTAATCCCGATAGACGGATAGTAGACAGGTACGATGTCGCAGAACTCCAACTCTTCAATGATTTTGTTATCCTGATAATCAAGAGTGCTTGCCAAGTCCACGTACTCAATTTTGGTATTAATTTTAGGAGCGCCAATCTTATTGTGCTCCATAAACTTCAATGCCATAGTTCTCAGCTTGTCAGGGGTCGGGATTTCCTTCTCCTTAAACTCGCTGGAAAAATCCACTACTTTTATACGCCGATTAGCGTACATGCTGATGTACTTGCTGTCCACATAATCGCCTGGTATCGTAACCGTAACAGGAGCTGGTGTGCTGTCGCTTCCTTGGCTTTCTGGTGTGTAAGTAGCAAACGGATAAACGGATGTGTAAGATTCTTCGATAGATTCATCGCTCTCAGCTGATATGATATTCCTGCCGTATTCCAAGACCGTAGGAGCTCTTCTACCGAGCTGTTTGTGTAATCTGACAGTTAGGTTGTCAAACTCGTATTCACCACCCCAGACATCCAAAATAGAGCCCTCAACACCACCGAGAGCAAGATGCGCGTTCGTCATCTTGTCTGCGGTAAATGATGTGCTTCCTGTCGTGTCAATATCCGACCAAGTAGAAAAGTGATAGTCACCTATCAGGTTATTAGCCCAGATAGCAAGAGCCACGGAAGCTGTACCACTTAGGTTGATTCCGTGACGTACTGCCATATACTCTAGCTTGTGCTTGATGTGGCTACCGTAGATTTTCAAAACCCCGCTACTGTCTTTGACAATTCTGGATATTTCGATAGTCTGATTCTTCGTCCGCAATCCAGCGTCTACCTTGATTTTCATTTCTTTCTCTAGCACAGAGGCTAAAGGGCCATTAGCTGGATATTCCGCATAAAACGTGTAGAGACCATTCCTCTCACGGGTGACATTTCCTGTTGTTACATCAATCTCGCCCAATCCGTAGGTATCGAATTGTTGCTCGTTTTTATTAAATAAAATAGGCTTCAAATCTTCACCCCCCAGTTTGGAATTATTGAGACTGTAAAATTACCATCCCAAGAAATACGGTTATTCTTTGGTTCTAAATAAGGCATCTTATACTGTGGTGCTCTAACCACCTTATCCCATGCAGGAAGCCCTCCGCTGTAGACTTGGTTAGTCTGCATGTCAAGAGTGATTCCTCCTTGGATATCTTTCAGCTTGGTCTGTCTGCCGTTGATTGTGATAGTCGTCGTTCCGTTGCCTGAGATAATAATCACAGGCTTTGCGTTAACATTTCCCTTGCCTTGGATAGTCTGACCATTTGACACGGTTAAGCGATCTCTACCGTCTTTGTAAAATTTGATAGGGTGGCAAAGAAAGTTTAATTTAACGCTACCGAATTGCCTGAGAATTTCCGAGATTGAGAATGTCTCAAGGAATGCTGCACGGTACACAAAGTCGGAATCCCATGAGAGAATCAAGTCCTTGTAACCGTTGACAGCAAGCCAGTCCGTCAAGCGCTCCTCAATTTTAGTTAAGTCGCTCTTTGTACTTATCCTGAACGGGAACTCTTTAGTCACTGGATTTAAGCGATTGTTATCAATAAGCAAAACACCATCTCGGCCAGAGACGGTGACTTGACTAATATCTTTACTTGCCGAACTGTGTTCGACTTCATTTATTAAACGCAAATCAAAGTCTGTGCTTTTCTTTCCGTCAAAACTAATATAAGCCATACTAAATCATACGCCCCCTTTCCTGTCTGGTGTAGTATGCTAACTCTCTGATTAATCTACGCATGTTATCAGGAGTAAAGAAGTCACTATTTCCTTGACCTGTAGCGTTAAGAGTGTAATTGTTGGTCACATTTGATGTGCTATTAGACACACCGGCAGAACCACCGCCACCAAAACGATAAGCTAAGGAAGCGTTTAGCCCCGAAGTTATTTCAGCTGATTTTGGAATGTCCAAACCAAAGCCAGAAACGAATTTAGCGCTTGCGTCAATTGTATTCTTGGCTAAGTCGTCCATCGAGTTATCAACATACCAGCTGTATTTGTCGATACCAAGCGCCCAACCTTCTGGGATTGCTCGCCCGATTTTATCGCGGAATACCTTAGATGGCGAGTTGATACTAAGTGCACTTCGAGCAGCAGACACAGCGCCATAGGCAATACTTGCAGCAGCATTTGCCACTGAACCAGCCATAGCATAGATACCAGCTGTTAGACCTTCACCAATGGACATACCTGCTCCGTATGCTGAGTTATATCCGCCTTGCATCCCATTTGTAGCATTGTCTCTTAGAGACGAACCAGCGCTATGTGCAGAGCCTTGATGGCTTTGAATTCCGTCTGTAGCGCCAGAACCGAAATCAGAACCCGCTTTACGACCATCACGACCGAGCGAGCTCACACTTGCATTAACTGATTCTTTCAGCGCGTTTGATGCGCCTGTTGCGATTCCTTGGGTTGAAGAAATACCAGTACCGACACCAGTACCGAACTGCGAACCCTTGCTCTGACCGTCTGAGGCCATTGCAAGGAATTGTGCTGAAATAGCAATATTCATGACTGATGCAGCACCCACGGCCAATTGTTGACCTATTCCGATACCACTTGCGATACCTCCACCAAACTCAGAACCTTTCGCCTGACCTTCTGATGCCATACCAGCAACGGAAGTGACTGCCCCAGCCTTCAAGGCGTTTGCAGCACCCTGAACCGCTTCGATACCGCCAGACACACCAGAACTAAGCCCTGAACCTAGTTCAGAACCTTTAGTCTGTGCGTCGCCAAATATGCCATCTAAAGCACCTAACGAAGCACTCTTGAGTAATTCACCAGCCCCTTGTGCGACACTTTGGTTATCTGTGATACCTTGAGCATACTGACCACTTACTTGCGCCCCGCTATTTCTGGCTTCTTCTGGTACACCGTTAAACCCTTGTTTAGCGGATTCAGCTATTCCAGACATTGCTTGTGCAGCAGCAGCAATATTTGATGTGATACCCTCTCCGACCTTTTCGGGGATTTCACGGGCTTTAACATCAAAACCTGCATCTTGTAGAGCTTTTCTAAACTCATCACCGATAGCAGTTACCATTGCTTGCACTTCTGGAGCTAATTCAACTCCTGCAGCATTAATACCACGCAAGAACCCTTCTTTAGCCTTGTCCCCTGCCTCACTCCATTTCTGGTTGAGATTACCTAACTGTTCATCTGAGGCTTCTACTAAGGCTTGTGTTTGTTCTGCGGCTTTCGGGCCAGCTTGTCTAAGTTGTTCAATCAATCCCTGATCTAAACCACGACGGGCTAATGTCTCAAGATTTCCAGCCCATTTATCGACATACTCGATATTCTTCTGCAAGTTAGCCGTCATTTGATCCACAGATACGACTGCTTGCTGTTCGATTGCTTGGAACGCATTCTGAACTTCGTTACGCATCGTCTCGTATTGCGAGCGCATATCTTCAACCAATTTGCGTTGGCTTTCGTTTAGGGTATTCCAAGTCAAGATTTGACGCCCTGAAGCATCTTCAACCGCTTGAGCGCTTGCTTCTGCGGATTTAACCGCTGTATTAGATGTCTCTTCATATTGAGATTCTAAGCTCTTGAGACTGCCTTCTAGATCACTGAGTTGCTTACCAGCTTCTTCTCTGACCTTCTTCAGGGCAACCTCTTTGATAGTGCTGTTGCTTGCACTTTCGCCAAGCCTCTCTTCAGCATCTTTCAGCTTGCTCTTGACATCTGCGATTTTGTCTTCGACTTCCAGCTTCTGCTTAGCGATTTCAACTAAACGCTGGTTCGCTGCCTCCGCTTCTGCCGATTGTTTAGTAACTTCAATCTGCCTACGGATAGCGTCCGCAGTCATGTTGATGGATCCTGTTGCTTTGTCATAAACAATGTTCAATCCAGATACATTGTTATTCAGCATTTGAGTAGCAGCAGCAAGTTCTTTCTTCTGGCTAGCTGTCTTCTTCTGGACAGCGCTTAGTTCTTCAATCTTCCTGACAAGCTTTTCATTCTCGTCAGCAGTAGCCTTTATTTCTCGTCTATGGTCTTCATAGCGTTCTTTGCCTTGAGCAACTTCATCATTTAATTTTTTGATGGATTCTTTGTGCTTTTCAGACGCTTCACGGGCTTTCTTCTGCTCGTCAGTCTCTCTTGATAGCCAACTAACAAAACCGATTAATGCGCCGACAGCAACGGCTATTCCTGCGGTCGAAAGACTAGCAAATGCGGTTCCAAGCGTTAATGTAGCCCCTTCGGCAACTGTGGCCGTACTGATAAATGACAAAAACGACTGGATCAACCCAGCAACCCAGCTTTTGACACCATTAATAACAGCAAGCGCCAACATCGCTCCTTTAAAGGCTAGTGCTCCAGCTACTGCTCCCATGATAATGGGAGTTAATGCGTCAAAGATAGGCTTCAAAGTGCCCAATACGTTGTTTACTGATTGCACAATTGGAACCAGACCTCTAATGCCGTCTGTGACGAATTTGAAGAAGCCGTTAACACCAGCTTTTAGGCCGTCCAAGTTCTTGGCAATGCTCTTGCCAGTAATGGCCTTACTAAGGTCATCAAAGGCTTTCATGACATTTGCTATACCCTTTGCAAAAGCATTGATAATGTTGTTCCAAGAAGTTTGAATACCTTCACTGTTCTTCTTGGCCATTTCTGCAAAACCGTTCGTGCCTTGGTTCAGCTCAATCAGACGTTTACTAAATTGCTTAAACGTGATTTCACCGTTTAGCAAGGCTGAGTAAAAGTCTTTTTGTGCTGATTCACCAGCGAAACCAAATGATTCAGCAGTTTTCTGCAAAGCGTAAGGCATGGTCTCTTGCAAAGTCTTCCAGGACTGCATATCGACCTTGCCAGCTGATAACATCTGGCTAAATTGTTGCAAACCACGGCTGGCATCTTCTGTAGATGCTCCAGACGCCAAGAACGCATTATTTAAGGCCAATGTAAGCTTGGTTGATGTCTTGAGGTCGCCGGTCATAGACGTTAGCTTCTGCGTCGTTTTAACAACGTCATCAAGCGTTGTAGGCAAACCGTCGATACCGTCTGAAAGTTCCTTGGTCGAATTAGCTACATCTTTAGCACTAAAACCTAGAGACTTCATGACCTTTGGATAGCGCTCAAGAGTATCAAAACGATTAATAGCTTTGTCTAAAGACGCGCTGACCAAGTCCATTGCTGAGCTCGCCAGTTTAAAACCAACAGCACCAACAGAAAAGTTTTTGATAGACTCTTTTATCTTGTCAAATCCACTAGCGCCTTGCTTGGCTTTCTCTCCGCTGTCCTTGGCTTTATTTCCTGCTTCGTCAAATCCGCTTCCTGCGCCTTTGGCTACGTCTCCTGCGCTTTTCGCACGGTCGCCAGCCTGTTTAAAACCATCACCACCAGCTTTTGCCGTTTCACTTGCACTCTTCGCCTTATCGCCAGCTTCTTTAAAGCCTTGGCCTGAGATTTTGGCTTTGTCACCAGATTCTTTTATCTTGTCGCTGGCTTGTTTAAACCCGTCTCCGCTCCGTTTCGCGTCGGACTCAATTTTTTTTAGGTCAGTAGACAAAGAAGATAGCTTCTGGCCATTTACTTCAACCTCAATAGTTATTTTTCCATCTGCCAAATATTATTCCTCCTCTCTATCTAGACTGTATTTTCTTTGTAATTTGCGCATCAAACCCTTATACTCGCTAGAGTCGTGACTGCTAGGCTTCCATGACCTTATCTGGACAATCTTCATCATTGACGTATCGTCGGGCAAGCCATTTAGCAGAGCCATAAATTCAGCCCATGTCAGCTTCCCTTGTTCATCTAATAGGTTGATGCTGTACGCTTGTATAAAACTAGCGTATATGTCCTGAGCGTCTATTTCAAAGTCGATTAAGCGGGCTTTGTCGTCCTCATCTACTACTGGCATAGGATTCCCTTGCCTGTCATAGATAACAGGGTCTTTTTTAACCGTGATAAAATGCTCGTCAATGTATTTCCAGATTTGAGATGCAAGCTCTGGATCTTCTATCTCTTCACCAGTCATGATTTCGATAGCTAGCTGAAGCTTCTCAACGTCATTCAGCACATCATCTCCAAACATTTCAAACACATCTAAAACAACATCAAACGAACAATCTATTTCAAAGGTCTTGCCTTTAAATTCAAAAGAGGTTTCAAGAGGTTCATTCAGCTTCATAAGCCGACCTCCTTATTTTTTCTTTTTCTTTGCCTTGGCTTTAGTCTTGTACTCATTAGCTCGTGATTTAGCCTTGTTTTTACGCTCGATAGCAAGCTTTTTAAGCTCTGCCCCGATAAGTGTATCAACTTGATAAAATGCTTCGTCTAGAGCCTCATAATCAGGGTATACTTCGTACAATTTAGCGAACGTTCCATCACCAAATACCAAGTTATATTTAATTTCAGTAGTCTTGCGCTCGAGCGCCAAGGCTTCGTCAATCGTTTCTTTGCTGATTTCACCCTTCTTCAAGCCATCAAATTCACCTTTGTTAGACTTATCAACAATTTCTTTCTGATATTCGTTAAAACGATTATTTACTTCATCTTCAATCCCAAAAAATCTTGTTAGATTTTCGATAGACGTGTCAAACCACAGCTCTACTTCCCCCAATTTGACAGGAAATCCAGAGCGCTTAACTTCAATTTGAATAGACATATTTTCTCCTTATTTTTTACAAAAAAAGAGCGCTACCTGATTAGATAGCGCCTTAAAATTATCCCACTACCACTGATTCTTTTGGAATTGAGTTATAAGAAATCTTGCATCCGAACTCTTCGAAGTCTGCAGCAGCACCAGAACCAGCTTTAATATCGCTGACTGTTGCGATTCCAACCCATTGTGTCTTGTTATCTGCTGACACAACTTTGTGCCACACAAGACGATCATTACCGAGTTTGTATTTGAGACCTGCAATGTGCTTCATAGCCTTGTCTTCTTGATCGTAAGTGCCCTTAAATGTGTAAGAGCCTTTAACAGCGGTTACTGTGGTTTCTTCTGTTCCGTCACCGTCATAGTAAGCGGTTGATGTTGTTTGTTCATCAGTATCGTCTGAAATGTCTTCAATCCACTTAGCTAATTCCAGATAATCTGTTTTCTGAGGTTCTGTACTAGCGTCTGTCACAGGGGCGATAAAATGCCCGCGTAGGGCGTTTTTATAACGTGCCATTTAATTCTCCTTTTTGTTTAAAATTGTTAGATTCGCAGTGATATCCTGCAAGTAGATGTAGTAGCCTTGCCCGTCTCTTTCGTTAAGAGTCGGAGCAGTTACTGTTAAGTCGTTAAAAATATATGAGTCATTCTTGCTTGGTAAATCGAGGTCGAACTCAGACAGTTCTTTGTTGATTTCCCACAAACACTCACTTGCTTTCTGCTGGTCTTTCGTCTTTATGGCAATTTCAAAGATGAGGTTTACATCTTTTGACCCGTCCATGTACTCTTTTTTGACTTGCCCGCCTGGCAATGGATAGAGGACTAAACCTTCTTTTTCATCCAAAAAATCCAGTCGGCATTTTAAAGACAAGCCTAAAGTATCGATAAAGGCACGCAAGACAACAGCAAAGTCATTGTTATTCTTCGTCATTTAATGCCCATCGCTTTCAATCCGATTTCTGCCCATTTGTTAGCGTGTAAAGGTTTAGCCTTCAAATCCCAACGTTTACCTGTTCCAGGTGTTGAGTAGTTGCTAAAACTAAAACTCCTATGTTTGTTGTATGCTCCACCGTAAAACTGAGCTCTGGCGTAAGGTGTGTTATAGACAATCTGCGAGCCACCACCCGTTACATGCCCGCTAGACCTTAGAGGGCCTTTTCTCAGTGGGATGTATGGATCCATGTCAAGCAGAGCCTGATTGGCAATCGCTAATTGTCCTTTTTTAACATTTGTCTTATTGGTTTTTTCCTTCGCCTTGCTCAAGTCTATTTTTAATTTAATAGAGGTCATTACATCACCTCTATTTCATAGCAATAGACCTTGTTTTTAAACGGATAATAAACAGGGATTATCTTATTGATGATGTACTCTCGATCACCATCTTTTAAAATCCCGCTGCGGTAAGTATTGTCAATCTGTACATCACAGTATTGTGTGTACACGAACAAGACACTTGGTTTGCTATACGTAGGATTCTTCGTTCCTGCTGGATTGTTGATAGCGCCTGGTGCATTGTAATTTCTGTCGAATCGGACAGGAGACAATAAAAGAGGGGCGGAATATGATTCCTTCCCCCAATCATCTTTGTCTGCCTGCTTTTGGATTGTGACAGAGTCAACTAATGCTCTCTTATCTACCATATCTATCAACCCCCGAATACAAAAATCCAGCCGATTTTAGGGCGTTAAACGCATCAAGCGATAGATTATACCCCGAAGCTATTTCATGAGCCTTAGAGGAGTTCTGAGAGCCATAGGATACGGTTGTACGACCTAACGTCATGCTTGAGATTGATTGTTTGTCCTCTGCCGTCAAAATGCCTGAGCTTTCTAAGTAGTGCACTTGGTAAGCAGTAGCTAGCTTAACGGCTTTCTTTCTAGGCTTAAAATCACTCTCGAAGTCGTTGTAGTCGTAGAAATGACGAATGAATAAATCGATTGCAAGTTCAGCCTGTTTCAATCGATCGTCAAAGCCAGTGAACTCTTCAAAACCAAGTTCGATAAACTCTTTTTTAGTTAAGTAAGCGATAGTAGCCACCTCCTTTTCTAAAAGGCGGTGTTACTCTTCCGCCTCGTCTGTTTCATCAATCGGAACAAAGAACGGGCTAAGTTCTGGGTGAGCTAACAACCCTTTTGCATTTAACTCAACCGCTTTTTGTTCCTCGATTTCATATTTCTTGTTTTCATCAAATTGGATTTCTTCGTCATCGATGATAAAAACCACATTTGATGTTGCTTTGAATTTTGCCATTTAATCACTCCTCCACTTCATATCCCGAAGCCAAGAAAGCAGATACTTGTATTTGGCTCGCTACAGTGAAAGATACACCATCTTTAGTCAAAGTAACTAGTCTTGGATTAGAAACAGCCTCGGCTACCTCTTCGGTGATTTCCTCGGTTTTTTTCTTAGCCATTAACTACCTCCTTTTTTAAGCAGATTTGTGAACGTAAATCGCCTTTTTCTTGTTATCCAAAACAAATGCATCATAGCGAATGCGTCCTTCAACCAATTTACCATTGATTCCTGGTGGGTTGTCGTGAATCTTGTAGTCTTCCAACTTAACAGGAGATGTAGTAGCAATTGGGTGAGCAATAACAAAATCTACATTTTCTGGAAGGCGTGATGTTGGAGTCAACACAACAGGAAGACCATCAATCATACCAACTTGGCCTTTGATTGTAATTTCTTGGCCAAGGTCTGAATTCTTAACAAATGTAGGGTCAAGTTTGATCAACTTGTAGAATTTAGGTGATACGTGAAGTACACGTCCGGCAACTGGAACGAATGCGTCAGTAAGTTTTACCTGACCATCTAACACTGCTTCATAAGCATTTTCTTTTGTGATTGCTCCAGTAGCGACATTGTCTGTATCTGCACCAGCCACAATCTTAGAGAAGCGATAAGTATCAACTTCTGGAATCACGACTTCTGAAAGTTGACGAGCGAGAGCTTTACCAGCTTCCATCACACCGTTTGTATCTTGTTCTGACTTCTTGTCGATGGTAAATGTAAATGAGCGGTCTTTTGTCAATACCATTGTTTGTACTGTGTTGCCAAGTTCTTCGGCTTCCCCGTAACGGTTTTGACCAGTTGTCTTGTAGTCATTCATTTTAGATGTTGGTACTGAGTATACTTTTACAGTATCAACGCCCGTAAAATCAAAGTCCTGATTGATAATTCCTGTAGAAAGGGCTTCTTTAGCAAAGCGCTCGTCTACTTTAGCATCAAATTTAGCTGCATAATTTACTGCCATTTAGTTTTTCCTCTTTTCTTGTTTTTATTAAACGCTGTCAAAGCCAGCGAATAGCGCTTTATCTTCTGCACTAAGGTTTTCTCCTCCGTCAGCTGGTGGATTCCCTGTGGTAGAAAATGTCGGTTTAGGTTGTGCGTTGTCTTGGCTTTGAAATAAATAAGGGCTAGACTCTCTCAAACCTTGAATAGTTTCTTCGATGACTGGTTTGCCATCTTCTCCCAGCTCAATCTTGTCTAGGTCGATAAATCTCATGAGGTCATCTGAGTTATAAGCGCCTACATCTTTCAACGCAAGAGCAACAGCATTTGTTTTGGTCACCTGAGCCAGCTTAGCCTCGCTATCTGTCTTATACTGGTCAAACTGAGCTTGTAAGTCAGCTAATTGTTTCTTGCTTTCTTCGCTAGCTCCTTCTTTTGCCTGCAAGTCCTTCAAAGCTTGGGTCTGCTGTTCCAGTTGGCCTTTTAACGTGTCGGCTTCTGCTTGCATTTCAGACTTGATTTGTGATTTTGCATTCTCAATACCTGCACCGTACGCTTGCATAATATTGTCAATCACCGTTTTGTCTGCGATACCAGCTTCTGTCAACATTTCCCGTTTTAAACTCATGTCTAAAACTCCTCCTTTTTACGTCACACGGACAAAATTAAGACAGTTTTACGCCATGCTCCAGGGCAAAATAAAAACCGCATGATTCTTCATACGGCTTGTTATAGCAATTAAGTAGCAGTCTGTTCCTGCAAGTCAAGATGACGGATCACCTCCCTATCCGTAATACTTTTCTTTAGCATAATCACGATGTAGAAACGGATGCTGTCTGAGATAGTCTCTCATAGCTCCTTGCTGGATTCTAACCTTGCTCTTGTACTTGTCTATCAGCTCCTTGTCGCCTAATTTCTCAGCGACGTGGAGCTTTTCCTTGTTGTTCCTGATAGACCGTTCTAAAGCCCTCTGCTTGGCTTCTGCATTTGCGTTCTCTATCGCTTGCTCTGGCGTTACATTCTTAACGTCTTCTCCAAGCTCTGGCAATTCGTTGATACCGGGAATAAACGGGGTTAAGATATGCCCACAGTTTATACCCAAACACCCTCCAGGCGTTCCATAACCGTGGTCGTTAAGAGATAAGATAGTATATCCTTCTTCTTCACGAGCCGAGCCAGTGGTTACAATCTGATGCTGTAGAGGTGCGCAAGCTTCTCTAGCTGTCGCTTTCTTCGAGTAGTAATAAGTATCGATCCCGAGCTCTTCAGCGGGCATGGTTCGCATTTCTCGATAGCTTCTAATAGCCGTGGTCTTAATGACCGTCCGTGCATAATTATCTATTTTCCAGCGCTTACCACCCCTGTCAACAAAGCCTTTAAAGCCTGCGTCTTGCCATTTCATGACGGTTTCATTTAGTGCTTTGTCATGAGTGGACAAGCCAGTCACTACACGAGCCACAGAATCTTGTATGATACCTCTGTACACCTCAGATACTGCTTGCGGTAGCGTAGTATTAATCAGGTTTTTAATATCTCCGTGTGATTGGTTAAAATAACCAGATAGCAGCTCTTGAACGTGGGAAGAATCTCCGAGTTCACCTTCTCCTAAGTCATCAATTAGATGTTGTTTGGTGTCCTTGTAGATCTTAAAACCTTCACCTTCAATGACCTGTCTAAGCTGTTCTTCGCCAATCTTAGAGTATTTAGCGATTGTTTTCAGATTCTGCTCATTCAGCAAATGCATCTGATTCAGTTTTTCCAACTGCCAGATATAAGGATTGTCAGCCAGCGAAGCAGTGCCACGCTCTAACAGCCTATCTATGACTTCATCGAACAGGTCAAGAGTTAACTTGTGATAAGTATCAGCAACTTGACCCGCTTCTAAAATCAGCTGTTCGTCATCAAAATTAATCGGGTACTTGTGCTTCATCTAATCATTCTCCGTAAATATCTACGTCCGTTTGACTTCTAACACTCCCTACGTCAGCCACAGCCTCTTTTCTAACGGCCCCAGCCATTTTCTTAGCTTCTTCCGTAGAAAAGCCTAGAGCCTTTTCGATGGCATACTCACGGCTTACTAGACCACTTGCTAGCGCCTTCGTGTAGTATTCTAACTGAGTGTTTTTATCAGTAAAAACTCCGTCGTCAAGGCTTACCGTGACATTTTCAAGCGTCGGAATAGGCCCGCTGTACAAGTCATATAGTGCCCCAAGCTCACAGATAGAAACTACAAGCTCTTTGATTGACTGCTCTACTAGGCTTACAATGCTGTTGCGCATTTGATAAGTATCCGAGTTCTCGCTAACTACTTCGGTAGCCGTCTTCATACTCTTGCCGTCAAATGTAAACATGCCAGCAGATACACCTATCTGCATTTCAAATAGAGCCAAGCCCTCATTAATGGCCTTGATGTAGTCATCTGAGCGAATAGGTGTTGTTAGGTCTGTAATGCTAACAGGGGTGTCCTTGCCACCGTCGATTTGCTCATAGACATTTTGCTCTGGATCGAACTCACGTTTCACAAGATCAATGTCACCATCTCTTGCAAAACCAACTCTGACAGTCTGGTCAGGTACGATAACGCGACGTTGTCCCATCTTGACTTCCCAACGAAACTCGTCATAAGTCGTATTGATAAAGTCAATCGTACTCTTAGCATTATCAAAGATAGACAGACCAAGCGGACTGTTGATATCCTTGTTGTTCATTCCAGGAGGCTTCAAGTAAGTAAATAAAGGACGTGTCAGTTGCTCCAGAATAACTTCTTCTTCAAGGTCTTCATAGACCTCAGACAATGGCACTCTATCGCCAACTTTTTCTTTTTCAGTTGATCGATAAAGCTCGTTAGTGATGACGTATTTACCATCTTTGTCCCACTCGTGGAACTCAATCAAGGTATAGTAGATGTTCTTTTTGTCAATCGCTTTAATTGTCTTCGTCACGATTGCTGCAGACGATATATCCTGTGTATTGGACTGCAACGGAAGAAACACTGGAGCTTGCACGAATGAGACCTTCACACTGTCGCCAGATACGTAAGGACGCATGGCAAGACCGCCGAGAGCCAAGCAACTCTCAAGGTACCGCTCAAAATTCTTGTTGAAGCGGTCATTCTTTAGTGTCTCTTGGATGAACTTATCAGCCGTTGCGTCATCTACAGTTATCTCTGCTTGCTCGTTAAATACAAGGCTTGCAATCTTCTTCGATGCTGTGCGTGCAATCGGTAAATGATTCATGCTGCGCTTTTTCTTTTCGTGATTTGAGTTCAAATACTCAATTTCTGGCCATTTACTTTGATAATAGGTCAGATTGCGAGAAATCCTGTTGTATTCTTCTTGCGTGACTGCAATTTTAGGATGCTCTGTTATGTTGCCTAATGATTGGCCTGTCATTGCGTACGTACTCCTTTTAAATATATTCTTAATTTTTTGTATGATACCCATTTCAAAGCCTTTCTTAAGCTTTCAACCCAAGGAGCTGGACATTATCCATAATCATGTACTGAAACGCATCGCAAGTGTGGTCGTCTTCTTTAACGACTTTAGGATCATCATTCAGGATTGACTTCTCCTCCCACTGATACCGCTTGTGTTCCTCAATGAAATATCTCAGGTTGTTTTCGGTCGGTAAATAATAAAAACGCCCATCAGCTAACAACGATTGGACGTATTCGGTCATAACTATTTTTTTCTTCTTCGCTACTGGATGCCAGCGGATGCCAAAGTCTTCCAAGTATTGGTTTCTTAGCGCTCCCTCTGCACTATCGATTGTCATTTCTACGACTGGCACATTAACAAATAGCTTAGTCTGCCTTGTGACAAACTCATGCAACTCTTTAGATAGCACGCTAGGCGCTTTCTTATGCGTCTTACCAGCTGGACTGTAGTAGTAGTTATCCACAAGATACAGCTTGCGCTTGTTAGTAACTACGGCATGCAAGCAAGTAGTCGCTGATTGTTGGTGTCCCGTATCTGCTGCAAACAACTGACCGATAACACGCTCGCCATCTGGTATCTTGTTCACTCTGTGGAACAAGTCCATGTTGTAGACGTTAGTGCCAAGACCTACAGGTTCACCCAAATAAATATAGCGGTAGTAGTCGTAGTCGTTCTCTTTTATCCGCTCGATATCTGCAAGCATTTGTTCCGTCACAAATCCGAGCTCATCGTCTAGATAACTCGATTTATGCAGTAGGTAGTCATCTCGTTCTTTCAGACTATCCCACCACTCATTAATCCAAGAGTATGGATTACGAGGTGGGTTATACGACCAAAAAAACTTAACGAATGGGACGTCAGGGTGTTTCTGACGCATGAAGGTCACATTGGTCTGGTCGAAGTCCTCCTGATTGGAAAACTCTGCAGCTTCCTCGTACCAGACAGAGATAATATTCCCGATATCGTTTGATTTGAGCTTCTGGAAGTCGTCTTGGCCGTAAAAATAGAAGCATGAGCCTGTAACTTTATCTTGTATCTTGAACGGTGATACAGTTGCTTTAAATCGCCCTGAGAGACCAAATAGATTCAATGCCCACTGGATCTTCAAATAGACGCTATCTCGGATTGTATTTCCGACTTTGCGGATAACTACAGCATTTGCTTTTTTGTTTTTCTTCAAAAACTTAGCCATGCCATATACCATGTTCAAAGCAACTACCGAAGATTTAAAAGAGTTACGACCGCCAGCTAAAACATTGTATGGCAACTTAGAGACCCAAACGGGCTTAAAATGCGGATTCACATTCTTCTGGATGTCAATCGTCATCGTCTGCCCACCTATCCACGATCGTGATATTAGTCTCGGCCATGTTACCAGTCTCTAACTGAGCTTTCAATTTCTCAATCTCAAGTTCCATCTTCTCGCCTTGCTTAGCAGTTGGATAGCGTTTCAAGATTTCTTGGATGGCCTTGATAACTGTTGCATTATCAGCCTTTTTCGTCAACCTGTCGACTTCACCAGTCACGGGATTCATCATCAAGACTTCTTCATCCCGCTTGCCTCTTGCAATATCAGACAAGATGCTCAAAGCCTCTCTAGCGCTCATGATGTTTTTATCATGCATTTTGTCCATCTCGGCTTGGATAAAGGACTTGACGCTCTCATTTTCCAATAATTTTGCAACATTTCCTCTGGCATAAGCTTCGCTATATCCAGCCAGCGTTGCCGACTGATAAGCATTGCCAGTTCTCAGATACTCGCTAGCAAATATCTTTTGTCGTTGATTCAACCCAATATCCATCACCACCTTTCAGGCAAAATAAAAAGTCGCATGAGCGACCAAATGGGAATTCCTGGAATCGAACCAGAAGAGGCAAAGATTTTTTTAAAAAAGGTTGTTTGCGAGGTAACCATGAACACGAACATGAACAATTAAAAATACATAAGGAGACTTAAGACCTCTTAACCATTATTCCCAAAATGCGCCCTAACCGCAGAGGCGCGATACTGTACGATTTTCTAAATTTTATTGTTTGCGGTTATGTAAGAGAGAGCCTGAAATTGCATCAGGTTAAAATCTACTATTCTCTCCCCGGAAGTTTAAAGGAATGGATAATCAAAGACCTCTTGCCAAATCTTTGATACTACTATTTTATCACTATTTCAGCCTAACAATTACCGCAAAATTACCGCTTTTTTACCGCAAAATTACCGCTTTTTTACCGCTTTTCGCAAACTAAGATGCCATTTCGATATTGCCAAGCAAATGCCAGTAAGGCTCTGTCTAGTAGATCCTGATAGCGCGTCTTCTCAATCCCTAACTCTGTGTAGATGACATAAGCTGAGTCAGGCACGTTTTTGAGAAACCGAGAATACAAGATAAACCGATATGTCGGATTAAACAGCCTCGATACTGCCTGCTCAATCTCTTCCAACTCAGACAGAGCGTCTACTCGTCTAATTGCTAGGTTCTCGATAGGTCTATTAGGCCCGCTTGCTCCACGGATTTCAAAAGTAAATTCCTGCGTTACTTTTTGGATAGCTTCATCACAAGCAATCTCACGCCACTTCGGATACTCTCTCAACTTAGCCTTTGCCTTACGAATCGTCCTTTTTTCGTTAATCTCTGGCAAAAGCGGAATTACTCTCTCTTCAGACATTCAATCTCCTCATCACATCGTTTAACTTGCTTCTTTAGCCAGTCTCTTCGCTTTGAAGCTACTTGTAGACCAAAACTCTTCTGCACAATAGCCATGTGCTCAGGTTCTAGGTCTCTCAAATAGCATTCTTTCGCATGTTCTAGCTGTGCTATCTTATCCTCCAACATTATTTTTCTCCGCCACTTCTTTTAGATTTTTAGCAATCTCTGCATCGATTGTTCTGTTGAGCTTGTCTACCTGCTCTGTGATTTCTGCATTTTGTCTCTCTAACCTAAAGACCTTGTCATTTAGATTTTGGTTCGCTTCATACTGCTTATAAAATCCAAAGCAGACAACACCAACGAATACACACATGATTATGTAAGTAAACTTATTTAAAAATTTATCTGAGTTCATTTTAATTTTCCTTTCGTTTTAAATAATCAGGCATGTCATCACCAACCGATATTGATTCGTACTGATCCTTATTGACCAGATACTTACCATAATGCCTGACTGTGACATGATACCTACCGTTGACTTCTTCTTCTTTGTGAGTTACCACAGGCCTGTTAAACACCGCCCCTGCGTAGAATGATACTACGCAAGAAGCGATAAAAAATATTAGTTTAATCTCAGTCATGGTTGGCCTCCAATAATTTGGGGTTTTGATGTACATTTCCGATGATTTCTCTACTGCTTGCCACATTACACAATCGCTCGAAATTATTGTATCTAATTAAGTTATTCGTCCACATTCCAAGGTCTTCTCTGTATTCGATAATGCCATTTAACAAGCCATCTTTTTTTGTACCGAATATATCCCCTTCGAAAATCTCTTGCCCGTTCTTGTCCTTTAAGCCTGTCGATTGCATAAGGATTACATCGTCAAAATCAAATATAATAATTTCTAAATCAATGTTTAATCCGATTAATTTTGTATCATAGTCAATAAAACTAACTTCAATCATTTTTTTGTCATTTTTGAGCCAAGCCCTATATTTTGTAATCATTTTCCATCTCCTTTATCAACCAATCCAGATTTTTTCTGGCTTTTTTCAGGTCTTCCAGTCCGTTCTTTCCTTGAAAACGCAATAGATATTTAATCGCATTGCCCCCAATAAAAGCCCTGCACGGCTGTTAAATTACCTGCGAAGTTTCGGACTACATCTATTGCTTCAAGGCCAAACTTCCCTTTGTAGTGGCTAGGATTATTGACCTTGTCTTCTTCAATCATTTCATCCAGCACTTGTTCGTATGATTTTTCTTTCATTTTAAATCCTCTTCCTTCACCCACACGCCATCAATTAGCTTGCCCTTGCGGTCTTTGATTTCATTCCACGCTTGCGACAAGCAGTCTTCAAATTTCAAGCCTTCGTCCTTCGCGATCAATCGTAGATAAGCAATTAAGTACACGATATGCCCTTCACACTTTAAATTTCTCTTAACAAAATTCGATACAGCACCTATATATTCAGAGGCTTCTAGCATGACATTTTCTTTCGATATATTTTCGTGTGATAACTCAAAATCACTAATCAATCTAACACTCTGCTGTTGTGCCAAAATAATCAACACGACGACCACATCGCCAATTGAATCTTTTACAACTTCTTTATTTCCTTTAGCAAGGCCTGAAGCTAATTCTCCAAATTCCTCATAAAGCTTTAGCATCTGCTTCTTGCTGTCTGCCTTGTCCAATCCTCGGTCAATAGACCATTGCTGGACGTTTGTAATTAATTTTTGTAGTTTCATTCTAAATTCCCCACGATTTTTCCAAATGCATCTCACGCTTGAGCTTGCGTTTTAATCTTCTTAACCGCTCTTCCTCAGTCGTGTTCTGCGTGCTGTCAACTTTCAATAAATATTTCTGACCAGCCTCAACATCCTTGTCTCTTATCTTGGCTGAGTCTAGTTTCTCTCTCAGACATGTTTCAAAGAATGTTTTATCAAATAGAGGCGCTAGACGAATCATCGTATTTACGGGAGGTAATCGCCCCCCCTTCTTGCCAATCCAGATTTGTTTTGCCGTATATCTTACCTCTTTTTCACTTGAGATAAACGTGCGCAGAAATTCAAACATATTTTTATATTCACTCTGTTTCTTCTCTATAATTGAGTAAAACTTCTCTACACTTCCCATTCCCTAACCTCTTTAATAAATAATTTAATTTTGTAGTTTTTTGTTCCAGATTTCCCTCCGTGTGAAAAGATTGTATGCTTGATAATGTTATAATTATCATCTGTCCAAAACCCTGCATCTGTCAGACCGTCCAACAAAGCCTTACTGGTTGGTGACCAGTTCGGAGGGTCATAAATCCTTGCCGTTGGAGAGAAAATAAGCACTTGCACAAAGCATGGCTTCTCTTCCGAAAACGGCAACCCAAAATAATCTTTGAGCGTGTTTAGCCCTTCATATTTAGCAAGCTCTCGTAAGAAGTGTGTAAGTTTAGCCTTCTTCTGGAAGTGCAGTCTGTCATTCGCAGAGATCATCTGCTTGCGGTTTAATTCAAACTCCAAAATGATTGGTTCATTCATTGTTGTCTCCATTTTTAAAACAAACTTGTCTGTAGAGGATATACATCTGCTAGTACGATCCCTGCTGCATAGCAATCTTTTGCGATCGCCTCTGTGCATATCACATACTTGATACCTCTCTTAGCTTTGTCATAATGTGGATATGTGTACCCGTCGTTTTCAATCTTTGATACTATATCCTTTTTATTTTTTGGCTCAAGTAAAGCCCAATCTATCCAGTCCATAATTTAAAATCCACCAGCCAAATTTGAAGAATTGTGTGAGAAAATGGCTTGGCTGGTGAAATCCTTTACGTCATTCGTCCAAGTCTGACGCTTATTTTCTAGGTTGCTTTTAGTGAGATTCCCAGCTCATAGTTTTTAAAATTCTATTAAGTCATTCAGGCTGATTAATGCGCCTAATTTCTTCTGGCTTCTGCAATAATCACAATGTCCACATTTCTTAGGTTCTTGCTTGCCTTGTATAACATTCCATGTTTCGACAATGTTATCTTTGATGTTTTGCAACCCTTCTTCAAGCCACTCTTCATCGATTTTGATTATCTCTTTATCAGGAGTGTTCTCTTTGCTGACTGCTACGATCAACGGTCTAAACTCCTTGCCTGTCATTTGCTTCAGCAATTCCCTATACAGCCCTAACTGACCGTGATAACCAAAGCCTAGTATATTGTTTACAGACGCTGGAACACGCTTTTTCAACTCCGCATTCCATTCCTCTGTATAGATTGATTTCATGGTTTTTAAATCCACGAAATATCCACGACTGAGATTTACGCTATCAAGCTTGCCCTTTACTGGTACGCCCTCGATTTCTCCATAGACGATCATTTCTTTTTTGACTTCATCTCCAAGAATCCCGTGATAAAGCCTATTGAAACCTTCGTCTCCAGCCAATGATTGAATCATTTTATCTCCAATTACAAACTCTGATTTCAGTCCGCCTTTATTTTTCCCCGACTTCGCAAGAAGCTTTTCTCCGTTTTCTTTCAAGAACTTTTTATGTGCTCCTTCACTCTCAAAATAGCTGTGTACATAATTTCCCAAAAGGAGAGGCGTTTCATCCCTGTCTTCAATCCACAACCCGTTGTCAACAGCATAGGCTCTCGCTTGGCATTTTTGATATTCTTTGAAGCGTGAATTAGATAACCAGTTTTTGTCAGAATAATAATTCTCGTCTGTCAATTTTTCCGTTTTCACTTCGTCTCCTTTCTATAATCGATTTTAAAGCACCTTATTCGCTCTGCATCAAATTTTAATTAGTTGGTCGATAAATTTATATACCTAACATTTAAAATTGATTCTAGGGCGTTTTAAACACCTTCTGCTATGTTTGTTGTATTTCCCTCAAAGAAGCTGACTTCTTCTAATACTTCTCCTGTTACCTTGTCATGCTTAGGCAATTCAGTTTCTGTTGGTTCTCCCAAGAAATCAGACAAGTTTTCTTCCTGAGGTGTAACGTCAATAGGCGCTCCTTTAATATCCTCTGACTCATTGTCTGCTGTGAAAGCCTGCTCCATCTCTACTGATAATGGCCCGTACTTACTGATGATTTGTTTAAGCAATGTTTTTTGAGCCATTGCATCAAAGTCTGAACTCCAAGGGCCTTTGCTGTAGGTTTTAGAAAACCGTTTGCCGTGTGCTTCAGCCTGCTCCTTCGTCCAATAAGTCAATTTTTCAAATCCGTTTATCAATTTAAACGATGCGAAGTATCCTACCACTTCGTCTTGCGGTTGAGTAAAATCGATTTCCAATTCTTCAAAGAGTGGATTGTAGGAAATAAATTGGCTCTTGTAGACAATTCCAGCAGTGATACTCTTATACTTCCCGCTCCGTTGCGCTAGTTGGAGAAGTCCTTTGTATCCAAGCTGAAATTGTGCTTCTTGACCGTAAGGTACGATATACGCTTGTCCTAAGCTTGGTTCGATCGGCAAATTCAAGACTGCTGCTTTCATCGCTGCGGTCATGATTGATTGGTTGCTTGCTCTAGCGAATAGCTTGTTGTTGGTTACGATCGATAGCAAACTTGCTACAAATTCATTTTCTTTCCCCTTTAGCACTTCTTGAAATTTAGCTTTTACTGCTGGCGAATTAAAGAAATCCTTGTGTGTTACTGTTGATAATTGATTGTTTGTCATCCCTTGTCTCCTTCATTTAGTCCATTTCGCATAGCTGGCGATCTATCCAGCTATCATAGGCTTCATCTTCGTTTTCTTCTGGCTCTCTATATGGTTCTGGCGGTGTACTGAGCCATTTGTCATAATCAAACGGTTCAAGCATGCAAGGGCTCTTTCAGTTCTTCGTGGAACTTGTCTAAGTCCACTGCTTCAACCTTTGATACTCTCATCTGTGATGTTTTAATCTGGCTCTTGTATGCCTGCAAGCCTTCTTGTCGTTCTTCCTCGCTTCGTGGCAAGTAGTATCCGTTATGTCCTGCTTGCTTAATTGCAACTACTGGAATAACATACTGGAATACTAACCGCTCAATAGCTTTTTCAACCGACCGCTTGCTCATACCTAGCATCTGTTCAATTTCTCGTCTATGTCTTGGGCGTTCGCTACCAATTGGAATTGCTTGTAAAATCCTCTTGTGTAGTTTATCCATGTTCTACCTCTCTTAGTAATGCACATAGCATTAAATCCTTAATTTTCATTTCTGACGCTAATGGATCGCTCGCTAATAGCTTTTCCTTCATAACTTCCGACAACGGGTAGAACATCCACTCGAAGTCATCAATCATCTGTGATACTCTGTACCCTGCTTTTTCGTTGTTCAAATGCTCCTCCTGCTTTCTGTATCATTTTTGAAAATAAACCGATTGTGTTTTGACCCTGCTAGTATACGGTCTAACAGGCTAGGCTCATACAGTTGTTTTAGTTGTTGACCAGCGTAATTCGTTGTGATAATCGTATTAGTCCTGTTCTCTAATAGCCTATACAGAATCGACTGCGCCCAACTGCTACCTTCTTTGATCGAATTTCCTACACTTGATTCTTTGCCTAGATCGTCAAGCACCAGAAAGTCTACATCTTGCAGGAATTTAATGGTTCTTTTCTCTTCCCACTTAGAATCCTTGTAATTGAACGCTTCTTTCATCCGATCGAACAGTTCGGATACAGGCATGTAAACAACTGATTTTTTCTCTCCAAATTTTTGGAAGCTCTCGTTTAGAGTTTTAGCCATACCAAGGGCTAGATGACTCTTGCCTACTCCTGGAGGGCCTTGAAAAATTACATTTCCCTCATAGCGCCCCTTTACGTAGTCGCTTGTAAATCTCTTTGCGAAGTTGACAGCATTGGCATCTTGCTCTGTGTGGATTTCAAAATTTCCAATTGTTGCTTTTGAAATTTTTGGAGAAATAATAGATTCTCTTTCAAAGACTGCATAGCTTTTGAAATTTCTTACTTGCTCTTCTGCTAATGCTCCAGCTTGCTCAATCTCCAAATTGATTTTTTCTTGCGTACATTCAGGACAAAAAGAAAACGTATTGCCTGTGCTTGGATTTGTTGTTTCCCACAACAGAACCGTTGGATGTATATTGCAATGCTTATCAATCGTTTTAGTTCTTGCGCAATGTGCTTCTCTAAGCTCTCTTACTGTTTTAATGCTAGCCATATTAGATACCTAATTTAGGATCATATCCATCATCTAGCATTGTCACCTTGCCTCTAGTGCTACGTGGTTTCACTCGATTTTTGACAAGCTCAGGCGTATTTAATCCTGCTTTCTTCCAATTTCTCAATACCGTTCTCATATACGACATGTTTGGTTTTGCATAGTCAACACATTCTTTGATTGCTAACTTAATAACTTCCAAGCTATGCTCTTCTAACATGTATTTCATATCATCGATTTGTAAAGGAGACGGATAAGAGCCGAAATTTTCAAAAAGCAAATCATTAAAGATTTCCAATTCATTGGCGGTTGCGGTTGGTTCCTGAGATATTTTTTCAGCCTTACTATATAAAGTGTTACCACCACCTACGGTAGACCAGTTATTCGTTTCCTCAGTATCGTTATACTCAGTATCGTTATACTCAGTATCGTTCCCCTTAATATCGTTAAGTTCCTGAACTAAACAGTTTTTAGTTCCAGACTTAATATCGTTAAGTTCCTGAACTAAACAGTTTTTAGTTCCAGACTTTGCTGTTTTTGGTTTCAAAGGGTAAATTCTATTTGGTTTATTTACGCCTTGCCTCACTTCTAAAATAAGGCCTGCTTGATGTAGTTCTTTTTTTAACTTAATAATATACGGTTCGCTTCTATTCAAATACTTCTGGGCTGATTCATTTGAAAAGTAACAATATAAATTTCCATTTTCGTCTTCCCACTCTCCTTTATTCTTTTCAGACAGAAGCATCCTATCTTTGACCATCGTATACAACACTTTTGCTTCAACAGAAACTTCTCTATAAATTGGATTTTCGAAAAGCTCTTTAGGCAACTGATAGAATCTTGTTGTAGTTCTGTCTGCCATAGTGTACTTCTCCATTAACTCTCCTTTCTATTTACTCTAAATTTATCCCTGTATCATTGGCCTGCCTCACGTCCGCTATCAATGACTTCATTCAAGTGCTCTTTATAAGCCGTCAAAAAAACATTTAAAAACTCTCTGTATGTCTTTCTTGCTTTTTCCTTTTCGTCGTCATTTAGCCGTTCTATAGAGTAACGACCTAATGATAAAGCCACAAGTTTGCTAAGTAAAACGTTTGGGTCATGAGGCGAGAGTGGTGTTACCGTTAAAAAACCATTTGTATAACGGTCTCTCCTGCTGACTAGGTCTGAAAGGTCAACCCAGCTCCCCTCATGAGATTTAGCGAATTCAACAAGTTCTTGTTTGCTTTCGTTAATTTCTTTGATCCTTAAATCAAATAAGTCCAAGTCTACAAAAATATCCTTTCTTCGTTTTGCAAACACTATCTTAGAAACTTCTTTATCGACAAGCTCTTCTAAGTCTGATATATTAATAGTTATTTTTTCTTCCAACATTGTCTACCTCTCTAGTCTTCGGATTGTACGGCTTGCGCTCGAATATTACCATGGAATGGCACCTCGATTCCTTCTGTGCTGAAATTCTTCTTGTGCTGATAATAAGCGTACTCTGCTTGCTGTCTTGCGATCTGCTGCGCTCTGTACTCCGCTTCACGCATGAGTAATTCTCTGTTCTGAGCTTCCAGCTCTCTATTTCGTTTCTCAATTCGTCTGCGTTTGATCTCCTCTTTGATAGAGGAAATCAACATGATTAATGCTAATGATACAAGCCATAGGATAGCGCCTGCTACTTGGCTTAAGATTGGTGGTTCGTATTGCATTTTGTTCTCCTTTACACGGCTGTTCTTTGCCAATTTTTGTGATACCAGTCAATGACTGCATCCCGTGGATATTTCTCACGCTTCCCTTTAATTCTCGGGAAGTCCTTGTGACTATTAAAACGTTCATCAAACGTCCCTGTATCTTTCGTCCCAAGAAGCATTTCAGAACATTGCGACTTGTTCAATTCCATTGGAAATCGCCTTTTTTCGTCAGTCACAATAGTCATGACTTTAAGTGTTCTGTCCATTAATCCAGCCTCGAACTGGTCTAATAATTGATTCATTAAGTCATTCATTATGCGTATCTCCATTTATATCCGTGAGTCTGTTTTTGATGCCCCATTGCTAGCAAAAGGGATATCTTTCCAAACTTCGTCCATTGTGTTATAATTCCTTTAGTTAATTTTTCTTAGTCCCTCAATGGAATTGCCGTTCCGAAGGGACTTTTTTTGTGCTATAATCACCTGTAAGGGGGTGATTATGATGAGTGAAGAAGTTTATTATTCTCGTAATATCGAGGCGTTGACAGACCGAATTATCGAGCTAGTTAGAGACGATAATAAGATGTTTGAGCCTGTCAAAGTCCGAGAAGTTAGAAGGCTTGTCAAAAGTATTCTTGCAACTCACGAAGTCGAGCTACAAGCTCTTTGGGCGCAAACTCAAGATCGTAACTCTTGAGTTCAGTAGCAGGATTTTCTGCAATTGCTTTTACTTTTTTCCAAAGTTCCTCGCTAAGGCCTCGGTCGGAAAAATCAAGCTTCAAGGTTTCTAATTCCCTGATATAACAATTGACTCTCTCTGTTGATGGCGAGAGTCTTTTTGTGCTGTATGGATACCGTTTTGGTTTCATGTTTGTTCCTTTCTAAGCCATCAAATATTCCTGATTAAGGAACTTGTTGATAAAGTACTGTTGCCCCTTGCCAGTGACCTTAGTTGTTGTATTGACAGTTGTATGACCGTCGGCATGGTTGATGTTTGTCTTTTTCAATTCAAACAGACCTAGTTTCATACTCTTCTGCGTTGGTTGGTTCCAAGATTCTCCACGGCGACTAATTAGATAGCCATGAGCTCGTAGCCACTGAAAGAGTTTGTTTTGACCAATATCAATCCCATTTTGTTTCAGGATTTTAGCTAGCTCACCAATTAAACAAGATGACTTGCTAGCGCTAACTGCGTCTGCAAATAGTACTTTAGGTCGATCAGCCTCAATCTGAGCTTCCAGCTTGTGTACTTTCTGATCTGCCATGAGCAAGGCTCTTGCCATAATCTTCTCAGGGCTGTTAAAGTCTTTCTCTACTTGAATAAAATATTGTCGGACTTGCTTGCCTCGTTCTGTCCGCTGGATCATAGCAATTTCTTTGGCCATGTCAAGTTTGATGATGTGGTCGACCGCCCGACGACCTCCTGTACTTTCTTCCAAATTTGGAAGAAAGTCCTGACCTTCGACAAATCCATATTCAGTCATACGATCAAACCAAGTTGTGTAGTTTGAATTTACTCCAAGTGCTTTGTGCAACTGCCGACCTGACACAACAGGATCATGATTGTCCTTCAAGTTAATTTTTATAATTTCGTTCATGTTATTCCTTTCTAGTTTGGTATAATAAAAATAAAAACGTGAGGTACTGAAATGATTTCATGGATTTTAGATAATATGGATATGCTTAATATTATTGCTGCTTGGGTTGGTGCTGTTACAGGTGTTATTGGGCTACTTTATTCAGTTGCAATGAATAGGGCAACTGTTAAGATTTCCAACTGTTTCAAAGATAGAGTTGACCCAAAATCAGATTATCAATATAACTTTGAGTTGGTAAATACCTCAAATGTTGCCGTTGTCATAAAAAGTGTCCAACTTTTTGATATAAACGGTAAAGAAATCTTTGACAACGGTTTTGACCCCAGTTCGGTTGTTCCAAGATATGCAACTGACGAATACGGATTGAGTCGTATTCCTTTGCCTCTCCTTGATAGTAGTTGGTACTCCGAACCATTTGAAGATGAAACAGATCTTTTCCCTAATTCAAGTGTAGGCTTTTCCTACTACTTGAATAAAGCCCCTTACAAGATTAAGATAACAACAAATAAGCAAATCCATTTTTTCTCTAAATCTAAATCATTCACTCCTATTTACAAAAAATGTGATTAGGTTGATAACTGCACATACAATGTTAGTGATTGTTAAAATTGCTAGCATTTTTCTATCTCCTCTCTCAGGTCAATTTAGCAAGTAAAGTTAATTTCACTTCTGCATAGCCGTTCTCGGTTGTGCTTTTTATTTCAAATCCTGTAAGAGTTTTTAATTCTTGGCCGTTCAAGGATACTTTATCCTCACGAATTTTAATTTCTTCCATAGGCTCTCCTTTCTATATGATTTTAAATCATACGAATTTCAAAAAATTAAGCACCTAATAGGTCGCTAGCTGTTGTGTCTAAGACTTTGCAAAGTTTCAAAAGATGTTCGCCTCTAATAGCTGTGATATCTTTCTCCCACGCTCCGATGGTTTGAGTAGTTACCCCAACCGCTTTCGCTAAATCACTCTGCCTCATCTTATTGTGTTTTGCTCGCAATTCTGCGATGGTCACTTTTGGCTCTCCCATTCGGCATCTCCTTTCTATATGATTTTAAATCATTTTTGTGATTCATGAATCAAGTATATCATGATTTAAAATCATAGTCAATAGTTATTTTGATTTTTTTTCATATTTTTTTAAATTTCTCTTTATTCCTCTTGATTTTAAATCATTTATACTATATAATGTAATTGTAAAAATGAGGAGCGAAATAATCATGGTTAAAAAGGAAACACACCCAGAAATTGGGGAAAGAATCAGGAATCTTCGTGAACTGAAAAACATAGATCAAATGTCATTAGCAGAAATGCTGGGATATAAATCTCAAAGCACTATTTCCAAATGGGAAAGCGGGACGAACTTGCCGACTGGTAAGAAATTAATGGAGTTGGCTAAAATTTTAGGTGTGTCAACTAACGAGATTTTAGGTATGAGCGACGAACCATACACCGAAACAGACTTACGTAAAATGGCGGAAAACGCAAAAACATTTGATGGGAAACCATTGAATGAAGAGGATATCCAAGCAATCCAAAATATTATCGAAATATATCTTAAGGGAAGATTATGACTATAGAAGAAATTTGCGACAAGCACGGTGTCCAGGTTGCTTATTTTGATAAAGAATTATGGCACAGGCACGGTGTTTATATCGATGAAATAAAAATAGTATTTGTGAATAAGGCTCTATCGTCAGACGCTCAAAAGCGAGTTGTGCTGCACGAATTAGGGCACTTAAACCATTCTGGTACAGAATATGCCATCAACCCGATAAAATGCGAAAACGAAGCAAATAGGAGCATGATACACGCTTTGTTGGAGGAGGAACTAAAGAACATAGAAAAAGAAGATTTTAATTATTTGAATTTTATGGAACGGCATAAATTAAAAACGACCACAGACGAACTGATGGTCATTGACGAATTTTATAGATTAGTGGGATAAAAAGGAGATTTATTATGAAAAAGATTACACTGGTCAGCATTGCTACGCTAGTACTATTTTTAGGAGGTTGCGCTCAGCAAGAAGCAGAAAGCAAGCCGAGTCAAGAGCAAAGTACAGAACAAGTCTCATCATCAAGCGAGGCATCCACTTCTTCATCTTCTACTACTGACGTTTTGCGAGGACGTTCTGCTTATGATGTTTATGTGGAAAATTTCAAAGCGTGGATACACGATGCCGATCCTACTATGACTGTCACTTCGACCGAAAAAGATATGGCGGTAATCCTTGCAGTGACTCTAACTGATGAGCAGATAAAAAAAGTGCAACCTATGGTAGATGGTATGCTTAAGATCAAACAAGCAGGAGAGGAAAAGCTTAGAAAATACGATCCTAACTTCAAGGCTCCTAATCTTATCGTTTTAGATGCTAACGCGAAAGTTATTGCGCAGGAGAAAGACGGAAAAATGGTCTTGGACAAATAAAAAATCCCCACGCTTTCAAACTTTGGCGAGTCCGAGCGTGAGGCATGATGTATAGTAAACGGCATTAAAAAGCCCGTTTTACTATACCCATTTTATCAAGAAATGAGGTGAAAAGCAAGATGGCGTACTTTAGAAAAAGGGATAATGGGTGGGAATACCGTATCTCTTACAAAGATAGTGACGGAAAATTTAAGCAGAAGTCAAAAAGCGGATTCCAGACAAAAAAACTAGCCCAAGCTGCAGCAAGGGAGGTAGAAGCTAACCTATCCGAAAATATCTTGACAGATAAAGATGTCTCGCTTTATGATTTCGTCAAAACGTGGTCAGAGGTCTACAAACGACCTCACGTAAAGGATAAAACTTGGGAGACTTACAACAAAAATCTCAAGCATATCAAGACCTATTTTGGAGATTTAAAAGTAAAAGACATCACTCCTTTGTATTATCAAAAACGGCTCAACGAGTTTGGCGAGAAATATGCCCAGGAAACGCTAGAGAAATTCCACTATCAAATCAAAGGAGCTTTAAAAGTAGCAGTCAGGGAGCAATTAATAAGCTACAACTTTGCTGAAGATGCCAAAGTCAAGTCGCAGATAGAAACAAGGTCAGAGGATAACGACTTTTTGGAAGAGAGTGAATATACGGCTCTAATAGCCTCTACGCGATCCAATATACAGTACGTGTCCTATTTTACTCTCTATCTTCTTTCAGTCACTGGCATGCGTTTTTCCGAAGCTTTAGGTCTTACTTGGGATGATATTGACTTCAAAAATGGAATCATAGACATAAATAAGAGCTTTGACTACTCTAAAACGCAAGATTTTGCTGGTCTAAAAAACGAGAGCTCGAAAAGGAAAATCCCAATCGATAAGAACACGATTGAAACACTTAAAACTTACAGAAAAAAATATTGGCAAGCTAACATAAAGAACAGAGTTTGTTTTGGTGTGTCAAATTCGGCTTGTAACAAGCTTATAAAAAAATTAGTAGGCAGACCTGTCAGAAATCACAGCCTAAGGCATACATATGCGTCTTACCTGATACTCAAAGGAATTGATATTGTGACCATATCAAAATTATTAGGTCACGAAAGCCCAGATATAACCTTAAAAGTTTATTCACACCAAATGGAGGCTCTAGCAGATAAAAACTTTGAGCAGATAAAAGAAATATTCCTAACTGCTTAAATTTGGGGCGGATTTGGGGCGAGCTACCCGCAAGCCTTGATAAATAAAGGGTGTTTAATCCGTCTACCGCCTTATATAACCTGATTTATCAGGAAGCATCTGAACACAAAGCTCGTAAGATCGGGCTTTTTTCTTTTCATTTGACGCTAGATTTTAAGCCTATCTCTTAAGTTAGGATTCAAAAAGAGGCTGAGATATTATCTCAGCCTCTTTTCTATTTAACATTTGCTGGTCCCTGTTTTTAGAAAAGCAACGGGAGATTAAGCACAAATGCCTTATATTTTTTCAACCTAATTCTTAGTGTTTTTTACGACGGAAGTTAAAGAAGGCCGTTACACTTGCAAGAACAAGTCCTAATAGAGCCACAAGGCCATTTGCATGTTCACCAGTGTTTGGAAGGTTCTTCTTCTCTTCTGCGTTTCTATTTACTCTAGAGTATTGAGGTTGTTGTGGACGGTCTGTTTGACCTGATTGACTACTTGTAGCAGCATCTGATCCTGGTTTCGCTTGATCTTTAGGATCTTGAACTTTACCAGTTGAATCCTTTTGACCTTGTCCTTTAGAATCTTGAGCTTTGTCTGATGGATCTTTTTGATCTTGACTAGCATTTGATTGGCTGCTACCAGATTCCTTAGTACCAATTTCAACTACTTGAGTGATTGGTGTTTTCGTAATCTGTTCGTCTCTGACAACTCGGCTTGTTTCAACACCATTTGTCTTAGTAATTGTGTAGACAACAGTCTTTTCACCATCAACACCAGCAATCTTGATCCGTTTTGTTCCTTTTGGAAGATCTGGATTGCTTAAAGTGATAGTGCCATGGTAAATAACTTGAGTTTCAGTCACGTTTTCAGTTGTAACAACTGGAGCAGTAGCTTTCTTAGTACCTACTTCAACAACTTCATCAACTGCTGGAGTTGTGATAGTGTTGGATTTCTCTACACGACCTGTTTCAACACCGTCTGCGTAGGTTACTGTGTAAACAATGGTACGAACACCCTTCTTACCTGAAGTTGTCACATTGCGGACACCTTCTGGAAGGGCTGGATTTGGAACTTCTTTGACTTGGAAGTCTACTTCTTCAGTCTTAGTTTCTTCCTTAGTGGTAATGACTGGACCAGTACCTTCTTCGATGACTTCGTCAACTGCTGGTTTTGTCACGGTTTCTGACTTCTTAACCTTGCTAACTTCTTGGCCATCAGCTTTCGTAACAGTATAAGTTACTTCCTTCTCTCCATCTACACCTTGAACTTTTACGTTTCTTGTGCCTTTTGGTAAAGCTGGATTTTGCACTGTAGAGCTACCATGTTTGATAACTTCTTTTTCTACTACTTCTTCAGTTGTAGTAACTACGCCTTTCTTAGTACCTACTTCAACGACTTCATCAACTGCTGGAGTTGTGATTTCGTCTGATTTCACTACACGACCTGTTTCTTTGCCGTCAGTGTAGGTTACTGTCTCAACGATTGTACGAACACCTTTTTTACCTGGAGTTGTTACATTGCGGACACCTTCTGGAAGGGCTGGATTTGGAACTTCTTTGACTTGGAAATCTACTTCTTCTGTCTTAGTTTCTTCCTTAGTGGTGATGACTGCGCCAGTACCTTCTTCGATGACTTCATCTACAGCTGGTTTAATAACTGTTTCAGACTTTTTCACACGGCCTGTTTCCTTGCCGTCTGTATAAGTGATTGTGTAGACAACTTCCTTTTCACCATTGACACCTTGAACTTTTGTTTTTCTTGTGCCTTTTGGTAAAGCTGAATTTTGCTCAGTTGAAGATCCGTAAAGGATTGGTTCTTTGACTGTAAGGTCCTGTGTTGTAATCTTTGGCTGTGGTTGCGGATCTGGTTGAGGTTGCGGTTGTGGATCTGGTTGAGGTTTTGGTGATTCACCATTTAGAAGGGCTTGAGCTTTTGCTTTTAAAGCTTGATAACGAGCTTCGTACTTGGCAAAACCTTTCTTTCCTTCTTCACTCTTGATCGCATTAACTGCAGTAGTATGAGACGCTTCTAAGTCTCCCAATGCAATTTCCAAACCTTCTCTAGTATCTGAATCGTCTGGATTGAATTCTTTGATTGCTTCTTCAAACTCATCCATTTGATTTTTAAAGTTCGCTGCTGCTTGCGCTTCTGCTGCATCTGGAATTTCCTCATCCTCTCCAGGCACTTCCTCCGCATAGACAGTAGGTACATGTGTCAGCTCAGGATATTTATAAACGGCTACTGCTCCCAAAGCATTAACAGCTAGCACTGAGATTCCTAACTTAATTAACTTTTTTCTATCCATAATGATTTTCCTTTAATCTTTTTCCTAATAATACGATAGTAACCAGAAGAGCATAGCTCTCCTGGACTATCTTACATTAATGCTTTGGTTTTCTTCTCAAAAGAAGTCCCATCAGCACAAGGATCATTCCGATAATCACCTCATTTACCATAGTACCAGAAGTACCTGTTTTTGGCAAGATATTCTTAGGTTTTTCTGGCTCTGGTGTTGGTGCCGGTGGCAAGTCACCCTTAGGCGCTGGTGGCGTATCAGGTGTAGTTGGTGGCGGCGTATTCGGTGTTGTCGGTGGTGTATGTGGTGTTGTCGGCGGTGTATTTGGCTCTGGCGGATAAACGTTTACTGTATTCGTTACTTTCGGTTTATCGTTGAAGGTTACAGTAGCCTTATTCGGAATCTTCGTCTCATTATTCTCTTTATTCAAGTAGCTAGACAAGTCTGCTCCGTCTTTAATAGATGAATAGATGATGACGCGGAAGGTGCTACCCTTCAAGGCTTCCAAAACAGCCTTATCAGTAACTTCTACGGTAACTTTCTGACCTTCTACAGTTACTTTGGCGATTTTCGCAAGAGCTTCATCCGTGATCTCACCCTTGTCATTCACTGTTGTGAATGCTTCGAGAGCTTTTTCGAGTTTCTCTTTGCTCTCTTTCAGTTGTTCAAGGTTCTTATTCAGCTTATCTTGTTCAACTTTTTGTTCTTCAGGTGTTGCGAGGTTACCAGCTTTCGCACCATCTGCTTTCAGTTGTTCCAATTCAGCTTGTGCTGCTTTGAGGCTTTCTTCAAGGGCTGCCACTTCAGCGTTGTTGTCTGCTGGAGCAGGTGTCGCTGTAGCATCGCCTGCGTCAGAATCTGAAGCTGGAGCTGGAGTTGCAGGTGCTGCTGCAGCTTTTTCTTTGGCTGCTGCCAATTGAGCTGTTAGCTCTTCTACCTTCTTCTCAGCTTCTGCCAGTTTCTTAGCAAAAGTACCATTTGTCTCTTTACCTTCGAGCTCTTTCAGGTCGCTTTCTGCTTTTTCAATCTTAGCAGTAATCTTCGCAATGGCTTCTGCGACTTTATTTTCCTCAACCTTAACAGCTACACGGTCCACCTTCAGAACTTTTTCAAGTTCATCTGTTACCGTAAAGCTATTCAATTCGGTCTTCACATCACGGCCTTGAGCGTCTTTGATAGGGTTGCCTGAATCATCAACTGGATCAGTCGGTACCTTCGCTGTCACATCAAAGCGGAAGCCTTCCTTGAGTTCTTTCAGACGGTAAGCAGTTGATGGGTTAGATCCATCAGCCGGACCTACTGTCTTAGCTGGTTCGTTTGGTTTTGGTTCCTCAGGTTTTTCTGGGTCCCGTGGACGAACGGTTACTGGGTTAGATTCTTTTGTGCCGTTCTTGCCATTGCTATCCTTGAAGGCAATTGTTGCCTTGTTTGGAACAGTTTGGTTTTCGTAAGCTGATAAGTCACTATCTGCTTTCAGCTTAGCTGGAATGTAAAGTTGGATTTCTTTATAGCCACTGATACGAGCGAAGTCTTTCACTGTTACAGTAACTGTATTGCCTTCCACTTTTGTTTCCACAGCGTCTGTTGCATAACCATCCACGTAAGCTACAGGAGTTCCTGTGATTTCAAGAACTGGTTCCAAAGTATCCGTAACGGTGAACTCTTTGTAGAGGCGGATATCTTTTGGAATTTGTGTGTTGACATTGTACATGTAAGGAACATCACGGTCAACATCTAAGTGATCCAATGTACGGTTAATCTTCTTCGTAACCTCTGGTCCAGGTTGTTTTGGAACTTCGACCGTAACTGGCTTAGTTTCTTTCTTGCTTGCTGGATTATTGTTAATCAAGTAAGAAGCTGTATTTGGTACAGAGTAGCTATTAGCTGTTTCATATGGAGTTAAGTCTGCATCCGCTTTAATCTTCGCTTTGAAGGTTACTTGGACTTTCTTACCACCATTTGCTTTGACAGTCTCTTCTGGGAAGGTTACTTCCAGAGTTTGACCGTTTTTCGCTACAGCTGCGTCTGCTTTCTTACCACCAAGAGTGACTTGGACATCACCGGCAAATTCAAGAACGTCTTTCAATTCATCGGTAACTGTAAAGCCTGTCGCATCTTGAGGCATAGTTGTATGGATGTTGTATGTGAATTCTTCTGTTCGATCTGCAATTGTTTCAGAAGGTTTTGAATTCACATCTTTTTCAATCGGTGGCTGTTCTGGAGATGGAGGAGTGACAGGTACTACGTTAGAGTCCTTCGTTACAGCTGGTTTGTTAGGGAAGCCAACTGTGTAAGAAGCCTTATTCGGTACTTCTGCCTTGTCTGCTTTCATGTAAGCTGACAAGTTTGCACCCTCTCTGATCTTAGCCTTGAAGTTGAGGACAACTTCTTTACCACCGTTTGCTTTCACCTGATCTTCTGTCAGGGTCAACTTGATGGTTTGACCGTCTGTTGTAATCTGGTCTGCCTTCAAGTCTTCACCTGCTAGAGTCGCAGATGATTCACCCGCAAACTCAAGAACATCTTCCAGCTTATCGCTGATAGAGAAGGCTGTCGCATCTTGCGGTACAGTTGTCTTCACAGTGTAAGTGAAGACATCGTCACGGTTAGCTAATGTTTCAGCTTCTTTACCGTTTACTTCCTTCTTCAGTT